CCACGCTGTATCACCGTATTCATTCAGCTCTTGCAAGATATTGTTGACTTGTTCTTCATAGCCGGTTTTGATTGTACCGTCTGCATTCAGCAATGCAAGCAGCGATTCTTTCAAGTTGGTGATGTTGTCATGGCTGGATTCAACTTGCAGTCCACTTTCTGCAATTTCCTTTTTCGTGTTTGCCCATGTTTCAGCGTATTCATTTGTCGCATCAATTGCATTTTGCGTTTCGTCAGAAATGGTTGCAGCATCTTCTCTTACGTCTTTTAGATGGCGGCTCCACTCTGTTGTTTTCACCACAATGGCGGCAACAACAGCGGATGTGGCTGCAACACCCAATGCGATCCCCCCGGCTGGACTGCAAAGTGCTTCTATGACTGGAAGAATTGTGGATATCGTTGACACTACCGTTGTGACTGTTTTTATCGCTGCTAATGTTGCTGCAATACCAGCTACAATGCCTTTGTTATCCCACAGAAATTTTACAACCTTAGAAACAGCACTAATCGCACTTGGTAATTTGCTTGCAAGTGTGTTTGCCATGTCTGCCAATACTTTTCCCAGCTCTGTTGCAGCACTCTTTGTCTTACTGTCCTGTAACGTCTTGGTCAATGTCTGCAATACATTCCGGATTGGTTTTTCCAGTTCATCAAATACATTCAGTTGTAAGCCTTCAAACGCCGAAGAAAGGCTCGCCAAATCACCGGTAATATTGTCCTGCATGGTTGCTGCTGCATCGCTTGCAGTTCCAGCTGAGTTTGCCAGTTCATCAGCAAATGCAATTGCGCTGTCAGACCCGGCTGCCATCAACAGATTGAGCCCCTTGATACTGTCAGCTGTAAATGCTGTTTGCAATGCTGCCGCTTGTTCTGTATCGGTCATGTTTGCAGTCGCTGTTTCCACGTCCGCCAGAATGTCGGTAAGTTGCCGGTAATTTCCATCTGCATCTGAAATTGCAATCGCAGTATCTCCGATTGTGATTGTGTATTGCCCGTACATATCGTTCAGATTCTGGATGTAATCCTCCGTGCCTTTCAGCTTTTCATTTTCATCAAGTATCACATCTGTGACCTGATCCATGCCATTTGTAATATCACGCATGACCGCTGTCAGAGCAGTGCCGGCTTCTGAACCTTTGTAGCCCTGATTTGCCATCATTGCCAACAAAGAAGTGGTCGTTTCAACGCTCTGCCCAGCTGCATTCATATTTGCAGCGCAGTTTTTGTACGCTTCTGAGAGCTGTTCTACTGTTGTATTACTGTTGGATTGTGCATAGGAGAGCAAGTCTGACAAGTAGGTAGCATCTTCTGCTTCCATGCCAAATGCGGAAAGATAATCTGTTACAATATCACTTGCTTCTGCCAATTCCATGCCAGACGATGCCGCCAGACTCAGAACCGCAGGCAAGCCGGAAACCATCTGCTCTGCATCCCATCCAGCAAGGGACATGTATTTCAACGCTTGTGCAGATTCTGATGCAGTATATTGTGTCGTTGCGCCATACTCTTTCGCTGTTTCCGTCAGCTTTTCCAGCTCTGCGCCAGTTGCACCAGACAGGGCTTGTACCTCTGACATAGACGATGTAAATGTCGTTCCGGTCGAAATCACGCTGCTTGCCAACTCTTTCAGCTTGCCGCCAATGCTGCTAATTGCATCGGTTGCCAGATTCACACCGACATTAAAACCAGCAAGGTCTAACTGAGAATCAAACAGCAGGCTGCCGTCTGCTTGTGCCATATACGCACCTCCTACTTAAAAAATTGCACCGACATCCGTTGCGGACATCGGTGCGTGAGGAATCGCAATCTGCCGTTGAATCTTTTCGATTTCTTTCCGGCGTGTCTTGTCTTTGATCGAAGATGTGTTAATACTGCGGTAGCCAATCCGCTTTTTAACGGGTGTATCTCCTGGCAATGCTTCAAATAATGCCATGAACTCATACCAATGTAAGAATGGAATCGTGCGTAAATCCATCTGGTAACACTGCCGAAACGCTCCCAGTACATAAGCACTGTCATACGACCACGAGAAATAGGGACGGCTGTTGCCATCCTGTTTCTCTGGTGCAGCACCTGATGGATTTTCCTCGCAGTCCGCAAACTGTAGCAAACCGTTCCAAGCTGAGAGTAGGTCAGATGGTGGTTTTTCCCGATACCACTTCAAACTCGTAAGTAGCTTCTCAGAAGGCCGGTATGTTTCATCTGCTATCATGTCAAAAAATGCAATCCAGTTCCGGAAATCTGTATAGACCGGATAAGCAACGCCTTGAATCCATACCGCTTCCGGCAGCGGATTATACAGCAGATTCATCTGTTCCACCGCCCTGTTTTCCCGGTGCGTATTGGTTCGCAATTTTTACAATTCGTTCTGCTGCTGCAAGGGTCTGTCTGTAAATAAACGACAAGAATGACTCATAGACATTCAGATAGAAACGGCGGTTGATCGGTACATCTTTAAAAATCGCATCTGCTGTTTCTTCCCCAAACAGCGCAGCGAAGAACGACCGCATCACATTGCAATCCGATCGGATGCAGTCTGCATCATTTTTCAACATGTCATTCTGACCAAACTGTTCTACAATCGGAATTGCTGCATGATATTTCTGTGCCGTCTCAGCATCTTCCATATCAAACGGAACAGAAACGCCGTTAATTTCCCATGTGTAATAATCTGCCATTTGCGATTCCTTTCACTTTTATGTAGAGCTTGTGCTTGTGCTCGTGCTTGTAGTGGTAGATACCGTCACTTTCAGCCAATCGCCATCTTTTGCAGACGAAACGGTAATACTCCGCTTTTTACCATTCGACTTAAAGTCACCGCTGTACTGCATACAGTCCGTAGAATCGCCGTCAGAACTTGGAACAATCGTATACGGACGGATTGTTGCCGATGCCGTGTAATTGCTGCCGGACGAAAGCGACTTTGTGGTCATGTCCACAGTCACAATATTTCGCACAGCATCCTTTCCAATCAACTCGTTCTCTGTAATCTTGACGATTTCCTCCAATACTGGACTGCCAACGTAATGATCAAACTTGTAGCCGATCGATTCAGAATAGCCAGTGGTATTTGTCCGTTCGGTATCCTCGTCAACGTACTGTCTGGAATATTCCTTTGCATTGTGGGATGTCCCAAGGTCTGTAAAGCCCTCCATCCGGTAATACGTCGATGTGCCACCACTGATCACTTCCATAAACGCCAGCTTTTCCGACCGCTTTTTCAGTTCAAGCTCGTCAATGCCTACACCCATGATTCTTTCCTCCTATATTTTACTGATATCTTTGTAAATACAAAAGCGACAGTTCCATCTGGTAGATGGCAGTACTGTCGCCTGTATCGTATACATAAACCACACGATAAAATCTGTATGGCTCTTGCTTTTCTTCCGTTGCCCAGTGCAGGCAGATTTCCATTCTCAGACTGTTCTTCAACCCAACTTTGCAGCTGCTCGTAGAACGATGTGTTCTGCATGTTTTGTTCACCATCGTATTTTTCACGGCTTGCAAACGCAAATTGAAATTGCCGGATGCTTGATCCATCTGTGTACTTCTTGACAATCGGATCGCAGGAGAGCGGGGCGATCTCATATTCCACCGGATCTGCACCCAGTGTATCTACGTTAAGAATGGTTTCTTTCTGCAAAATTGGGCAAGAAGCGAACCAGTTCCGAATCTCTGTAATCATTTTCTTACCCTCTCAAAATCTGCGCAGCACCTCTCAGGATTTCTGCCTTGTGGGCTTGCTTCATTCGTTCGAACCAGAGCCGCCCACGTTGCCCATTAGAACGTCCATTGTAATACTGATGCCCTGCATAAGGTGCAATATATCGTATCTTTCCACTGCCGACAACTGTTCCCAGAATGCCGGACTTTTTCAGCATACCGGTTTTGAATGGAATCAATTTGTCGCACCGCCGCAAACATTCGTTATCAACGTACTTTTGTACTTTCGTGAACTGTTCTGTCCGGCGGCTTACGAAATCAGAATTCCATTGCAGCTGTGCACGAATCGTACCGCTGCCAGTCTGCACATTGATCACGCTCCCACGTGGTGTCTGCACTTCAATCATATTGCCGTTACCTCGATGTGTTGTACTGCCGCAGAACCGTACAAGCAATCAGTTACAGTCATAACAGTATACGTTTTTTCACTGTCCGGCGGCTGTAAAACTGATTGTAGCCCTCTTGCAAGCAAGTCCCCATGCTTTGGGGTGTAATCAGACAGAGAGTTTGCAGGAATTGCCATGTAGATGCTGTAGTCCTGTGACATGTTGCTCTTATTTGCTGCTTTGTTGATCGTTTGCCCGATGTTTTGTTCCCAGTAAACAAGTGGAATCTGATGCGCAATGTATGCTGGAAACCGGTCAGAGCCAACAGTTCTTTCGTAAACCGTGCAGCCAACGCAATTGGTAAACATCAATCACACCCCCGATACAACAGCCCAGTATGTCCCAGATAGCGCAGGGCAGTCTCCTGCAAGTATTCTTGCAGCGTGCCACTGCTGCCCAGTAAGGCGGTCAACGTATCTGATGGGGTCGTATACGTCACGCTGTAATTATGTTGTGTTTCTGACTTCTTGGCACCAGAATCCACGCTGGTACCTGTGATGCCTGCACCGTAAATCTGATATGTCACCATCGTTTCTGCCATCGCACAACAGCAATTCTGGATTGCATCCGCCAAAGGACTATGATGTAACATGTCAGGACGGATCCGCCAGAACGTCAGCGCATCAAGCTGTTCTGACGCACGAGCGGCAGCAGTGCGAAATACGGTTTCATCCGTAATTGCTGTTCCGCAATATCTATCCTGATAATATGGAAAATCTGCATAAACCATAATGCAATTATTCTGCGCTATAAGAGCAGAAAATGCCCTTTGCGCCGTTGTCCAGTGTGTCGGTCAAACCATACGCACGGTAGAAGAATTTCCACGCATCCATAGTCTGATTCTCAGACGGTGCGATCACCTTAGAAACCACATGCTTTGTAAACTGCAAAACAGCCGGCTTGTAAATCATCAGGAAGTTGATATTGTTGCCCTTTGTGCCCTTCCGATAGCCGCCGATGTTTTCTGTTCTGCCGTCCAACAGGTCAACAGACGTGTAGAAGCGCACCTGCGGAACATCAATGATACCGGCAAAACCTTCCAGCATAGACTTACTCTTGTAAGTGTCCAGTGCCTTGATGGCATTGTGCAGCGTTGGTGTAATAAACAGGTAACGGCTTTCTGCGCTGACTTCTGCTTCATCCATTGCAGACGATGCTGCCAGAATGGAACTGCAAACAGCTTCCCCATCCGTCAAGGTTTCCTGTGTCTTTGTCGCATTCTTTGCACTTGCATAAGCGGCGAACCGTACCGCATCCAATTCCGGCACAACCTTGTGTTTCATGAACTGAGATGCCAACAGCCCAAACGACATATTGATGGTCTCTTCGTCGTCCATTGCATCCACAGTGAACGTTCTACCACGGTCATAGTTGAACGTTCTGGATTCCCATTCAAGATTGGCAGAGCCGTCTGCATAGCCCTCTGTGCGGCTGTAATCGCCCAACCCATCCATATCATACTTTGGGATCAGAATTTCGTTTGCGTTTGTGCCCATCCGGACAACATTTGCGCTGGATTCCAGAACATTTGTCTTCGACTCCTGCCGGAAAAGTTCGTCCAGCATTGTGACATGCTTTGATACAAGGTCAAATTTGTTTGGCATTTACAATCATCCTTTCTTTGTTTGCAGCCCGTAGATTGTACGAAGCTCTTCTTCTTTGGCATCCATCCGGAGCCCCGGTGTATTGCCCATAAACGGCGCAGGCGGCTCTTTTGGCTGGAATGCATCAGCGTGAGAAGAACGGAATGCTTTCAGCACATCTTCTGCACCGACCAGCGTGTCGCCATCAAATTGCAGATTCTTTCCCGCCAACAGGTTTGCAACGTGCTGTTCGTAGATATCGTCTCGCAATCCAAGTGTTTTGACGTACTGCCCAAGCCTTGTCTGATACTCGAATGCTTTCCGATCCGCTTCCGACTGTTCCCACTTCTGCTTGTATTCCGCCACGCTCGCCTGTATGCCGTCAATGTCCATATCTTTGTAAGACTGAATTGTCTCATTTGCGGTGGAGAGTTGCGACTGCATCGCCGTCAGCTGCTCCTGCAAAGCGTTGTACTCCGCTTCGGTATAGGTTTTTGCGGTTGGTTCTGTGCCACCCTGTTCCTGTTTGGTTTCCTCTTCCATCGGTAAATACCTTCCTTTCTGATTTTGGGTATGAAAAAAGCACCGGATTTCTCCGATGCTTTGATTTATACGTCAAACACTGTCGTTCGTTGTAAATTATTCGATGTCTATTGGTTCTTCAATTGTGATTCGAAAATCACATTTTGGATTGTCGCAGTTAAAAGCATGCGCCTTTTCTGCTGTTGTGTTGAACGGCAAGACAATCCCGTTTTTGCATTTTGGGCATACGACACGCACACCGCTTTTTAAATTATCGACCATTTTTTGAACGTTTTCCATAGATTATCCCTCCATTTCTCCAGTTATATTCAGGGTGCACGGCTTTTACTGCTTTAATAATCATACGAAGTTCTTCGTTTAACAAATAGTCTCGTGATCGACGATGTTTAATCTCTTGTGCGACACATACACATTCAGCCCATTGACTTTGACCTATTCCGTACCTATAATGTGTACATTCGTGGATTAAAGTGCACGTTGCGGTCTTCACGTCCTTGCAATTTGCAAGATAGATCGTAATTTGGCCTCCGATTTCTTCACCACGTACATCATCCTGACGCTGATCATATGTAAGTTTTGGTCGAATTTCTGTATTTTTTATGTATTGCAAAATATCTTTTCCAGTTGATGATGTTCCCAAATCCTCCTCAATTTGCTTCGATGTTATTCGTGCATTTTCAGGCACGCCATAATCATTGAAGAGTTCAAGTTGGCGTCTTTGGTTTTGTTGTGTATTGTTTGATTTTATTGTACCACTTCCAGGTGCAGAAGTCAAGCTGTTTTTTGACTTTTTCTTCGCCCAAACCGCCTTCTGTGCCTGACTTCTGCCGAACCCGATTGACTGCTCTCGGAATCGGTCACGGTCTTGGTTCGTGGCTTTACAAAACGCTTTTAACTCTTGTTCTGCCGTTTTCAGCTTGAACGCCACCGCTTGATAATCTGCTTTTGCAGCTTCTTTCAATTCCGCATCCGCAGCGCAATCCATGATGTCTTGTGCAACCACAGTTTGTCGTTTTAACGCTCGGATATTACGTTCTTGTTTCCGCTGCATTTGCGTGATCTCATATTCGCTATACTGTTTCCCTTTGTAAGAAATCGTTTTTGCATCCAACTGAGAAAGCGCCTGTTGGGTGTAGTTTGGTGTGCTTGCGCCAACATAGTAAGGATACCAGTCATGACGACAATTCCAGCCCCGAAAGCCTGCGCCTGTGCCATATCCAATTTGACTCAAAGAAAGCACCCTCAGCCCATCTATGGTTTCTCCAACGTGAGAACCATCCAGACTGACAAGTTGTCCCTGCCACGCTGCATGGCTGGGACGTGCACCGCTATGTGCAGAAAGTCCCATGAAATTACAGCCGTTTTCCTC